CTTTTTCTCTGAAACCTCAAACCGATAACGTTACGTGGAATAAATTTTTCTATAACGACAAGTTTTACTCCATGTCTGACTTGGAAAAGATTGTCCCAAAAGGACTTTCGTTTCTTGTTTCTGATTTCTCCTCTGTATGTTTGCACGATGACCTTCTCAACAGTCTGAAGTCGGTGGATATTGATCAGTTTCATTTACCCGACGATCTATCGATTGTTCAGGCAGCTCCTGGTTGTGGGAAAACCACTTTCATTGTCAACAATTGCAACAACTGGACTTCTCCTTCACCATCGACAGTCATTCTTTCGACAGTCGAAGGTAAGGATGACTTTATTACTCGTTTGGAAAAGAAGTCTGCTCAAAAATGTGATTATGAATCGCGGAAATACTACAGAACCATGATGAGTTATCTCATCAATAAGGGAAGGTATTCTCAGTCTCTCTTTATTGATGAAGCTTTAATGTCTCATCCTGGTCAAGTATTTTTTGCTATTCAGATCTCAGGTGCTTCTGTTGTCAAATGTCTGGGAGACGTTTGTCAAATTCCGTTTGTCAATCGAACTCCTGCTTTTGATGCTAAGTATATTTCCCTCACGTCTATTGTTAAAGTTTCTGAAGTTCTTTATAAATCCTACAGATGTCCTGCAGACGTCTGTCGTCGGTTGAATGATCACTACCTTCAACAAAATCAAGGTGTTATTGATAAAGGTATGCACGCTGTCAAACCGTCTCTTGAGAACACTTGTACTGTCACTCGCATTTCCAACGATTCTTTTCCGATTGAACCTAAAACTCAGTATTTGGTCTTTACTCAAGCGGAAAAACAGATTCTTCGTACCAAAGGACTCCTCGTATCCACTGTGCATGAATTTCAGGGCAAGGAGGCATCTGATATTATTGTTGTTCGTTTGAACGACAAGAAAATGTCAGATATTTACTTGCGTTTTAATTATGCTCTTGTGGCTCTTACCCGTCATACCAAGTCTCTTCGTTATTATACTCGATGTGATTCAGATGCGTTGTCAAAATTGATTGGTGTTGATGGTGTACGTGTCTTGCAAAAACACACGGATGATCAAATTTCTGAAATTGTTGAAAAGTTTGGTACTATCTCCGCTCCCGTTATGAAGTATGTGTCTGTCAATTCAGTTCAGTCCGTGACTTATCTTAAAGAAAATCACTCTATTCCTGAAGTAATTCCTGTTTCTAAATCTCATGGTAATACTGTTGTTTCTGGTCATTATCATCTGGTTTCGAAGTTTGCCGCGTCTGATGATTTGTCTCTGCGTATAATTCGTCAGTCAATTTCTGAGTTTTTATCAGTATGGTAAACTTGAAAGAGTTTGTCTTAGATCTTCATTTCTTAAGTATTTTACATCCGAAGTGCTGTCTGTTACTTTTCGA